GAAGATTAATGAGCGCATATATACAGTTCTTTATAAGGCATGAAGATACATTTCTTCCGATAGGCGTATTCAATCACAATAATGCAATCTATGAGGTGTTTGGTGGCATTGCAGTATGGGAAAAGATAAGACCAATAGGTGAGCCAATACTTAATGATGTAGAGAAAATAACTAAAGAGTTTATCGGTGTGAGTGAAAAGGCACTCGCGCGAGCCAACGAAGAGAAGAATATGATTGCGAACTTCAACAATTCGGTTGAAGAAAAGCTTCAGTTTATTGAAGAACATAATTCGTATATCGCAGAGATAACCGATGACATTAAAGGTCTTGAAGCCGCGCTGCAGTATCTGTGGTTTCTTAGAGATATACTTGAATCAATCGAGTACACAGATTTTAATAAGCAGCCATACCTCTATGTGGGAATAGAGGTTGAAGGTAAAGTTGAGGAACTAATATGAGAGTTGTAGAAATGTCAGATATAATCTATGTGTTAGAACTTCACTTGGAAACTTCTGAGACAGCTGGTATTGTACTAGATTTGCTTGATTATGTAAAGGAAATAAATGACACAAATGAGTAGACCAGGTGAGTATTTTGCGGTTATTGGCAGTTCCACCTATATGGGAGTTGGTCTTGCTTCTCGCAATATGGTTCTGGTGGCTGTTGGTTTAACTATATGGTTAGCTATATTAATTCAGAAATTAGTTTGGAGGAACAAATGAACGAACAGTTAATTAATGACTTATGTGAAAAGTTTCATACTACGGTTGATAATTTAATTCCTTTATATTCAAAATATGCAATGACAAAGGATATTACAAGTATAGTAGCTGAAATTTTACTGATAATTATTTCTATTGCTACCATCTGGTTTATCCTATGGCGGGCAAAACGAAATGATGTTGATTGGGAGTGGGATACCCCTGTAGTTTCAATAATTATAATTGCTACAGCAGCAATGATAATTCTGATTTGTATTATTGGTTTAATACTTGACATACGAGACTATATATTATGGTCTATCTCACCAGAAATGCAGTTTTTAGATTATGTGGTTGAGACAGTTCAGACAGTAAAGTAGGAGGTATCAATGAAAGTACTTATAAGCCCAGGTTATGGCGCTGGTTGGTCGACGTGGGAGTGTCCAGAAATGGCATTTGATGAACGTCTTATTCGTGCCTTTGAGCGCGGCATTTCAGAAGAAGATATGCAGGCTCTTTGTGTGGAGTGTGGCTATACGCCTTTTGGTAATCCTCCATATATGGGTGGTTTTGAAGACCTAGAGGTAGTAGAGGTCCCAAGTGGTACTGTATTTCGCATCCACGAGTATGATGGGTTTGAGTCCATTGAAATAATGGATATAGAGGACTGGTATGTAGCCGAAGGTGAATACTATGGTAGTAATAGTTAGCGACGATGGGAAGTCAATTGAGTTCTACCAAAACGGGAAACAACTATCTACCCATAAGGGGTTTGAAAAGTTAGCTGAAAGATATTCCGGAGAACCACAAGAGGTCAAAAGACGGATTGATAATTTGTGGGAGAGGTTCTATAAGACGTAGCCATAGCTACGTCTTTTTATTTGTCTTACGTTGAGGCGCGGCGGGTCGCTCATGTACGTGCACTAGCTGAACCTTTTGGTACAAGAGGTTGGGGCCGCGCCTTCTATATATAGCTTCGACGTAGGTTTACAAATTTGAAAAATTAAAAAAATAGTGTTATAATTATATTAGAAAATGAGAAAGGAATATAATTATGGCTACTATGGAATTTACATTAGATGAATCGTATATCAATTGGGATTTGTTTGAGAAGGTTTTTCCTACACATAAAACACATCAGCTTGTTAAGGACTTTGTCCATTCTATTGACCCAGATATAAAGGTTCTTATGTCTGGTGATGAGTTTTATTGTATTATAAGTGAGAAAATAATCAATGTTCCTTTTGTTTCTGACCCAGAGGGAGACAGGTTATTCCATGATTTTGTTTTAGATAGATTTGGAGAATCAATAAATCCCTATATCATGGGCGTGCTTCATGAGGTATTTCACATTGTAACCTATGATAAAATTCTTAGCAAGGACAGAGATATTCTTTACTTCATGCTTCAACTTGATTTTAAGAAAGAACGCTATGAAGAGTTTACTCGTATGTATTTTTCTATTCCGGCTGAATTTGAGGCGACAAAGGGAGCAGTAAATTATTATTTAACTCATAGAAAGGAGTGTGAAGATTTTATAAAACAATTGGAGATGTAATATGGGAAAACAAATAGATTTAACGGGTCAGCGTTTTGGAAAATTAACGGTTCTTGGCATAGACCCAGACTATATACCCAAAAATGGACGTCATAAAAGATGGCTATGTCGGTGTGATTGTGGTAATTATAAAATAGTTCAAAGTAATCATTTAATGGCAGGAGACACTACAGCCTGTTCTTTAGGTTGTAAAAATAGAATAGAAGAAGGTACTCGTTTTGGTAAACTTACAGTTTTAGAAATGACAGATGGGCGTTCTAAAAATGGCGGTAGTGTAATGTATAAATGTCGATGTGATTGTGGAGAAGAATTGTTAGTATCTTCTACTGAATTACGCGCAAAACGTAAGTCTTGTTGTGCCCACTGTAAAACATCTTTAGGTTGTATCATTATTGAGACGCTATTACAAGAAAATAGTATAGATTTTCAGAAAGAGTATACTATCTATGATACTTATAATAACGAACCGATGCAAAAATATAGGTTTGATTTTTTCTTACCTAGTTATAATATAATTATTGAATATGATGGAGAACAACACAGTAAACCTATAAAATATTGGGGTGGTTTAGAAGGATTAAAAGCTACCCAAAGAAGAGATAGAATAAAAACTAATTATTGTCTTGATAATGGAATTACTATTATTAGAATACCTTATACTCATACGAATATAATAATTGATGATTTATTAGAAAATAGTTCTTTTAAAGTTATTTCTAAAATGGAGGAATAATTATGAAACTAAGTAAAAGACAGTTTTGTATCGCAGTTGAAACCTATAAGGAGATGTTAGAAGAGGAAGATAAGCTTTTTGATGCTCTTGATGTAGCACCAGGGTGGAAACCAGGGGAATGGATTAACAATTATTATGAGCTACTTACTGACCTGTGTGAATTAGAAACCGATGAAGTATATGGTAATGACCTTGATTGGTTCTGCTTTGATACTAAGTTTGGAACTGATAAAGATATGTGTAAGGTCTATGATACGCAGACGGGTCTTACATGGCGCATTGAGTCGCCAGACATATTATACGATTTTATTACAAGAGAATGGTAAATTTATGGGACGGCCGCGCTTCTACGTATAGGAGTGTGGTCTTTTAAATTTGAATTTTTTAGAAATTTTTGATATAATTAATTATAAGATAAGAAAGGAAGATTATTATGGAGTCAATACAGAAGATATTAAATTGGATATTTGATGAACTAATAAGACTTGGCGTATGGGCTATGATAGTATTGTTTATCCATAGTATAATAACATAAGGAGAATTATGATAGTAAGTGCAGCGGTAAGATATAGTTATAAAGATGAAATAGGGCTTACAATAGAACAAATAATGCCAGTTCATCGCCATAAAGATTGCGACATAATATTAAAGCAACTTGATATAGAAGATTATACTATTGAAACAGAGGGTTTTTTCACAGACAAGGGCAAGTTTCTTGACCGCTGGGAAGCCGCGGACCATGCTTATGAGTGCGGTCAGCTGGTAGAGACTGCGGAAGAACCGCGTATTGATAGACTGATGAGTGAGGATTTATGGTAGAACCTATGTATGTAAAATACGTATTAACAGTATCAGGTAAATATGATACTGTATCTATTTTCACTGATGATACACATTATTATGTATACAATGAACGTAATGATTTAGTAGCTGAAGTTTATGAAAATTATGAAGATGCTAAAGAAGCAGCTGAGTTTCTTGCAGGATAGAAAGGAAAACTATTTATGGCAATGGTAGATTATGGCGCGATTGCGTGGAAAGACGGTAAGTTGATTTCAACCGATATGTTTACTCCAATGGAAGACATGGTTGGTTGGAGTGATGAAGATAAAAATAAGGTACTTTGTGCAGATTTAAGTTCAACCTTAGCTAATAATTATTTTGCTTATATAGGTGATAAGGATTTTACTATTGGGTTCTATAAAGATGTAATGCGTCTTTATAGTCCAAGTGATAGTTGCTATAATGACAGTATTTATTTTGGTAGTGAACCATATGAGGGATGGCGCCGTTGGAGAAAATGGTGCCTTGTAGGGCTTGACTATGATGAAGCTGAAATTGTAGTGTGGCCGCGTAGGTTCCATGACTATTATATCTGTAAAATGACCTATCGTGGACACAAATATAAGGTAGCTTTTGGATATGGAGTAGACCTTAAATACTATAAGAAAACTCACATTATCGACTACTATGGAACACCATGGTTCAGAGCTAAGAGCTGGCTCAGAGATATACATTACAAAATCGAAGACTGGAAGTGGGAGAGAGGATTATGATATATAGCGTATATTTAAGTTATTATAATGAATATGCCGATGAAGCAGATAAGAATGACGATGGAATGGTCGAAGTTAATTGTTTCGTAGTGGGCGATACTATCAACGAAGTAGTCGATTATATGACTGATTATTTCGGTGAAAAAGAAATTGACGAAATCCATTGTAAGCCAATTTCACCAGACAACTTCATTGAGTTCCGTGGTACAGATAGAAATCTGTTTAAGAAAGTTGAAGCTGACATCATTAAAAACGTGGTGTGGTAATAAGGAGATAATGTCGATGGCGCGCAGAGTAAACAAAGATTATGTTAATCAGTATAGTAAGATAATACTAACTCAACCATTAGCTCATAATAAACGCATACAACTTACTTTTGAAAAGACAGGTGAAGGCTGGTGGAAAGCTCGATATTCAACTAATTCCGCTTACCACATTTGTCCTTATGATGGTATTTTTAGGAATTGTAAGGACTGTGGTGCACTAGAAGATGACTTTGACGTAGAATTTTGCTTAAAAAAAGAGCTATTTCTTAGCGCCGGCGCAGTAAGTGTAAGAGCGAATGAGTGTTTAGCTGCAGGATTAGACGTACAGTTTATCGACTAAGGAGAGATATATATAAATGGATAGACTTGATAAAGGACATAAAATTGGAGTGGCTTACGACCTTATTAAAAGGGTTTTTGATGATACTGATGAGGAGCTGTGGGCTTATGAATGGTTAGGCGATGCGCTAGTGGCCTTAGATAAGTGGTTTGAAGAGAGTGAGGACGAACGATGAGTATGTTTGGTGATGGCACTATGAGACAGGATATATATGAAGAGCTTAGATATATATATGATGAAAGATATGGTGATTGGGATAACGCAGAAGATAAGTTAGCTTTTACTACAGAAGTATTATATGTATTACATACAATGTTTGGAGATTGGTAAATGAAAGATTTTAATTGCCACGCAGAAGATTGTGAAAATTGCGAGTTTAATCGTACACAGAGTTGGTGCGCGCAGGCTCTTCCTGAATATAAAGGACATACCGAATTAGAAAAAATTCGTATGGAAGGATTTTGGGAAGCAGTAGACTGGTGCGAAGAACACTACAAATGGATGGAAGAACATTGGGAAAAGTTAGATGATTATACTGGCTTAGTTATAAAAATATTAGAAGAATGTTATGCTGATGGACGCGCGCCAGCTGCGAATGAAATGACACAGGTAGATAATTTTTGGAATGGAGATTAAAATGGGTATATATTTAAAAGGTGTTTCACTCCCTACCGACCGCGACATGATGGTCATAATCCATCCAGACGGAGCGGCGCGCGTCGAAGTTAAAAAGAATTGGGGAATGCATTTGATTGGTACGGATGCATATGAAGTTGATGAAAAACATTTTGTAGAAATTTACAAAGCGATGGTGAGGTTGCCATAAATAAGGTGGATTAAATGTTGTGGGAAACAAATGACAATACTGTTAAAAAGATAACTTTAGATGGTAAAAAAATTGTAAAAATTTCTAATGGATGGCATATAGATAGTGTTATTCTTCCTGATAATAAAAAGAGAAGTGAGATACGCTCTCTTACAATAACTATAAAACGGGATAGTGATAAAGAGAACTAATTGGTTCTCTTTTTTATTGGGATAATTTTCCAAGAAGTTATACGTTGAAGCGCGCGAAGCCATAAATTGAGCGAATGAATATACAGGAAAATTTTCCAATTTTCTATACTATGATTTCAAAAATTTTACTTATAGATAGAAGATGAAACAGAAAATTTTTGGGAGGATATAGATATGACTTTTGAGGAATTAATGAATAGCATACAAAATCTTGGAATTACCAAGGGGTCAATAGAAAAGAGATGTGGTTTTTATAGTGGTAAATTAACTGAATTGTCAAAAGGCCGCATGGTGGTAAGTGAGGAACATATTCAACAAATTGCTAATTCTTTAGAAGAGTTGTCGGAAGAAATTGCTTTATTAGCAGAGGAGGCGAGGACATTAGATACAACCAATATGGGGCAATATTGTGTATATGAGTTTACTTTTCCTGATAATAAGAAATATTATGGGTCAACAGTTAATACTTCTATGAGATGGAAAAATGGTGAAGGGTATAATTCTCAAATAGTAGGACAAGCGATTAAAAAATTTGGTTGGGAGAATGTAGAGAAGAGAATTATTGCAGAAAATTTAACAAAACAAAATGCTTCATTGATAGAGCGCACTTTAATTAAAGCAACTGGTTCTGATTTACCTGGGTTGGGATATAATGTGTTTTAATTATGGGATAAAATTGGGAGTTATATATAACTCTCTTTTTTATTGATTAATAATTTTGTAGAAATTTTCCAAGAATCGGTCATTTTATGGGCTCGCGCGGGTGTGCGTATAACAGGAATATAGGGTGATTATTTATTTTGTAGGAATTTTTGACGTTATTAATTTTGCAGGAATCTGTGCGGCTATTTATTTTGTAGGAATATTGGTATTGAATTATTTTCCAAGAATTTGAAATTTTGGGTGTCTCAAAAAATTGTAGGAATTGAAACTAAAAACCACTTATAATCAAAATAGATAAACTTATACATATACTTATACGTATTACGTATACGTATATATATACATATATGTATACGTAAATAGCCCTATCAATTTAAAAAGTTGTTGCACCGTGTGTGCGGTCCTGACAAGGGGCGAAGTCCCCGCAGTTCAGGAACGTACCACGGGACTACAACGGATAACCTCAACAATTAGTATACATAGGTAGGGACAAAAAGTACCCCTAACAGCTTCCCTCGGTCCAATCTACGTAATCCACTACAATTTGTATACGTAGTACGTATACGTATATATATACGTATATAGGTACAACCAACCTCCCTAGCAACTTACCTCGGGTCTCACCCCGGAGGTCACCTAAGTAGGATACCAACGGAGCAGCTCCAGCAATTAATATGGGCAGGGTAGATAAAGTTGATAGGGTAAGGGTGGGTGTAGTTCTAACCAATTTAACGTTAAACGTATAAGTATACGTATACGTATATGTATAAGTAGTCCTATAAGTAGTCGTATAAGTAAGGCAGGTCTTGGTCGTGTCCTTTGAGGGTGTGCGGCAGGTGTGCGTTTACGTATACGTAGGGGTTGTAACGAGGGTCTGAGCGTACAAGGAGGCCCTCAGGTGCGCATACAGGGGTGGACTATGGTGAGTGAAATTGCTGCCACAGACACCGTCAAAAGTCAAATTTTTTATTCAAAAAGTCAAAAAAACTATACAAAATGTCAAATATTTTTAACATAAACGCTCAAAAGTTGAACTTTTTTGTCAAATTTCCAGTGCAATTTTTTAAATAAATAGTTACAACAAAAAAAAGAAGAGGTTAAACCTCTTCTTTTATACGTTATACGTATACGTAGTACTTATACTAAGCTCTCTTGTAGCCGTTTACCTTGCCCTTAGCGCCCTTTACCTTATCCATAACAACTCTGCCGTCCTCTACAGCTCTCTTAACGAGGATTGTAGCCTTCTGCGCGGACTTGATTTCCTCGAAGTGGTCGCAGATGTCGGATGCAGTTACGAATTCGTCTCCAAGGAACTCGACGATGGCATCTACCAGCTTAGCTTCCTCAGTCAGCTTCTCAGCTCTCTTCTCATCAGCCTTAGCCTTTCTCTTAGCGTTGGACGCATCAAGTCCCTCAAGCAGCTCAGCCGCCATTTCCTTAACCTCATCGTTCAGCTCGCCATTAACGATTGCTACGTACATCTCTCTCTTTGTCATTTTAGTGCCTTTCTTCGACTTAGGCAGTCGACGCCAATTACGTTTTCTTTTAAAGGAGAGAAGTTATTTTTCTCTCTCACTTTCTATATATATTATAGAGCTTTTTTGAAACTTTTTCAAATTTTTAAGTTCCTACTTTCGCTCACAAGGCGGAGGATTTTTAATTTCCTTTCCTTACCTTGTATATATATTATATAGGTATTTTGAAACTTTTTCAAATTATAAGTTGCGGGAACGCAGACGAAAGCGAAGTCGCAGCTCGTTGAATGCGCGCAGAAAATTTGACAAAATTTTTCAAATTTCCAGCCGGGTGCAGCTCCCAGAAAATTTGATTTTAAAAGTCAAATTTCCAGTGCAGCTCCCACGTCCTGTAAGTGCAGCTCGTTCCCAGCTGCCAGCCGCAGCTCCCTGCCGGCGCCCAGGCGCAGCTCCTTCGCAGCTCCCTAATGCAGCTCCCTACCTGCCACCATCTGTGGCACGTGGCCGTGGAAGGGCGAACAAATGTTCGAAACGTATGTTCGAAGTTAGAGACCTCTAATTGTTAATAAATTATTAACAAACATTTGTTCGAAATTTGACGCGCCTACTTTCATTATATCATATATCGACACTGATGTCAAGGAAAATTTGACTTTGTTAAAAATTTGACAATCGGCCCGGGCAATCCTGGACCGGGCGCCCGTGACGATAACTATTTATCTGCCACCGAACATATGTTCGATAGTTAACCAATAAAAAAGAAGGGTTATTCACCCTTCTTCTCTGCAATCTCTGCCTTACGCTTGCGAAGTTCTGCATCGCGTGCAATTTTCTTCGCCTTTTCTGCTTTGCGTTCTTCGGCTTTACGTTCCTTCTCTGCGAGATTGTGAACGTAGTCCTCAGCGAGAGCATAGCCATCATAAGGCTCTGTTCCTTTGTTCGCACCAGTTGGCACTTTGAAGTTGATAACGATGAAGTCCTCGTTACCTTCGCACCCTACGCAAGGGATTGCGATTTCATTGGACTTTACGCGTAAAACTTCCTCGCCACTTTCATAGAGGAACTTTGACACTCTGTCAAGGAAGTCTGCTCTGATAAGTTCTCTTTCTGCTTTGCGTGATACTGCCATAGGACACCTAACCTTTCACTTCAAACCTATATCTTATATTATTATTATACTGATATTTTGAGATAAATCAAGTTCTTTAAAAAGTACAAGATTGGCGAAAGTTTGTCTTGACTAACTCGATTGTATACATGTATACTTGTTCTTTTAAAGTTAGTCTTGACTAACTCGGCGGCCGGTCTGGTTCAACTATGCCGAGATAACTAATTTTAGGAATAGTTGAAGAAATGCGCAGGCACAATATATAGTGGTTTAATTATATTTTAGATACTATATCTTGGGCGCGCGTCTCAACTATTCCTTAAAAACTAATTTTCGGAATAGTTGGAAACGGCCCGGGCGCACAGAACATATGTTCACCTACGTGGACCGGGCGCAGAAAACGAACGCGTGTTCGTTTTCGCGTTCGTTATGCTTCGATTATAAAGAAGTCTTCGTATTCTTCGATGAGTATGTCATCAATTTCACAATCTTCAAGTAATACTGCGAGGATGTCTTCTAAATCCATTGTTAACCCCTTTCTACCACATCTTTGTTTCAAAGTTAAATCCGTCTAACTTCTCACATTCGAGCAAAATTTTGTATTCAATTTCACTATCTGAAAGTGCTGTGTGTTCTTCAACAAATTCATCGTCAAAGAAATAACGAGCAACGATTTCTGCTGTGTATCTGTTTGCTTTGTTCGTTGTCAGATAATCGTTAGACTTACAAAACTCTCTGTATGTTTTATCTTTCTTCAATACGTTGCGAGACAGTGCGAGAATATCGTGAAATTCTGTGCCATATGGAAAGAAAAATCTATACTTTGATTTTGTAAGGTATCTCTGTGTTGTTGCAAGTGCGAGATAATCAAATCTGCAATTGTAAGCATAAACCTTTGTAATGTTGTTCTCTTTCATAATGTGGCGAAGTGTCCACATAATATTTTTGAAAGAAGTTAGAGTCCTTGAACCATTTTTAATCTCTTTCCAATATGTAGGAATTTTATCTGCGAAAAATGCACTTTCCATAAGTTCTTTGTTGCAGAATACATCTGCATTAACGAACGAATGTTTAGAATAGATTGTACCATTGTAGTCTGCTACGATAAAACCACAATCGTAAACGAGTGCATCATCGAGTGAGTTAGTTGTTTCAGTATCAATTATAATTATCTTTTCCATTTTGTTTTTCCTTTCTCTTGATTACAATGTAATTATAAAGGATTTGTTTTAGGAAGTCAAGGGATTTTTATGTTTTTATGTAGAAACAATCGTGTTAATTTTTTAACAATCGGCGCCCGGGCGAAAGCGAACGTCTGTTCGCTAATCGACATTATAAGATTCATCAAATCTAAGATGATAAAATTCTTTTACAGTATATTGATGATGACATTCCATACATTCTACCTTATTAATCTGTACCATTATATCACCATCAAAATCTTCGTCTAACGTAGCGATAGGATAATAATAATCCCAACCTTTAACACCACACTTTGGACATTTAACCATTTTTGTTTCTCCTTTCTAATATGTGTCAAGTCCTAACATTTCGGCTTCAAAATATGAAATTTCACCACAGAATTTAGGGTCTTTGAAATACTTATAAGCACACAGATATGCTTTCTCTTTCATATCTGTTTCAACGATGAAGTCCTCACCTGTTTCATAATCGTGAAATAAATAGTTTTTCATTTCCAATTCTCCTTTCTTTTGATACTCTAATTATAAAGCAACTGTCTAAAAAAGTCAACAACTTTCTTTGTACTAAAATTCGTACAATCGCGCCCGGTCGTGCCCGGGCCCGCGCGAACATACGTTCGACTTCTGCGTATGAAAAAACGCACTTGCGTGCGTTCTTTCTGAAAGGAGGTGAAAAATGAAAAACAACAATCTTGTAAGTGGGGTGGGACTTATGGTGCCCACTATACCATTATTTATTAAGCGAGAAAGTAACCTTTCTGTGTTCCCTTTCCCTTAACCTTTACATCGACAACCTGTACTCCCTTAACTTTCTTGGCGAGTGCAGAAGCCTTGTTTACAGAAATCCCACAGAGTTCTGCAATCTTTGATGCGAGCATTGGCTCATCTGTGAGAACTCTCGAAATTGCTTCGATGATTGGCTTGTTAGCAATCTGTGTCTTTGACTCTGTGGACGCTCTCTTTGCGTTCCTTGCATCGAGTTTTGCGATTGCGTCAGTTGCGAACTGTGTCATTTCCTCGTTGAGGTTAGCGTTGATAACTGCTGTGTAGAAATCTCTGTTAGTCATAGTGTTTTTTCCTTTCTTTTTTAACTCTTTATTTTGTATCTTTATTATAACTGATTTGGTTTGGTTTGTCAAGACTTTTTTAGAACTTTTTTATTTTTTTTATTTTGTTCTTTTCCATTCCTCTTGACAATTATATTGTAGCACACTTTTTAGTTTGTGTCAATATCTTTTTTATGTTTTTTATGTTTTTCTGTCAAGGGGAATTGTCTTTGATTTTGCCCTCTCCTCATTGACTCAAGAGAGAAAGCCTTTCGCACAATGGGCTTGCTTACTCGTTCTATCTCTCTCCCCTTGACAATTATAATTATAATGATTTTGGGAGAAATGTCAATACCTTTTTAAAAGTTATTTTTTTAACAATCGCGCCCGGGCGCGTTCGAACATATGTTCGGTCCGCGCAAGTGTAAATAAAAAAGAAGAATGTTAACATTCTTCTTCGAATTTTTCATATTCTTCTTTGGTAATTTTAGTTAATATGCAATTATCATATCCGTCAAACCACCAATCAAGAAAAAGGTCTAAACCCTCATCATAATTTTCGGCTACATCGAGAAGATAATCTTTTTTCTTGTCTGCATAAATTCCGTAATATTCCATTGTTAACCCCTTTCTATACAATTTCTTTCAGTATCTCGATAATGTTATTCACATCGAACGCTGTACCTTTCCACTCTTTTCTGTTTGGTTCTTCATCATCGAAAAGGATTCCATTTACATCGTCAACCATTGTCGATTTTGGTGTTCCATATTTTCCGATTTTGATTTCATCGAAGTGTACGCTTTTCAGATGATTGTTAAGCCATTCGATTTTAGCGTTGGTTACTTTTATATCATAACTTTCACTTGCGTTCTTTGCTAACCACGATACGATTCCGATTTTGTGACCATTTCTCTGAAGTTTGTTAAGAAGTCTTGCGAGTGTTGCAAGTCTTACAAGTGGTTCTGCGTCTGTGTATGGGCTTGCATCTTCATTTCTGAGTTTTGGGAGCCAATTTTCTACTGCGTAGAGATTAGCGATTGTTCCATCCATATCGAAGTAAATTGTCATTTTTTATTTCCTCTCTTTCTTTCTTTGTATCTATATTATAGACTACTTTTGAGAGTTTGTCAATAGTTTATTTTGTTTTTTTATGTTTTTCTATCCAAACCTGTAATATATTAAGTTTAGTGCATCCTGTCATATAACGAAACTCTTTTACTTCTTTATACTCAAGGTAAATAATACCGATAATTAAGCCGATTATACCACCAATACCCATACTTATTAAGCCCATAATTTCTGTTGTCATTTTTGTTTCCTCTCTTTCTTTGTATCTATATTATAAAGGATAGATTAAAGGAAGTCAAGACCTTTTTATGTTTTTCTTTGTATTTACGTTGTGAAATTTTTCACAAAGCGCCCGGGCCAAAGTTTGTTGTTAATTTATTAACAATCTAACCACCCGGGCGGCCGCGAACATACGTTCGATTCTACGTCAATAAAAAAGGGTTGACGAATGTCAACCCCTTTTGGTTACTCTGCGAAGTAGTATCCCTTCTGCGTGCCCTTGCCCTTTACCTTGACATCGCACACGCTAACTCCTTCAACTGCCTTAACGAGTGGTGTTACCTTCTGTGGTGAGAGTCCCATTTCCTTAGCGAGTTCGCTAACGAGTTTTGGTTCAGATGTGAGAAGTGTTGCTACCTTTGCGATAAGTGGTGCATTTTCCTTCTGTGTCTTGGAAGGTGTGGACGCTCTCTTTGCGTTGCGTGCATCGAGTTTAGCGATTGCATCTGTGGCGAAAGCCTTGAGTTCATCGCTGAGGTCAGAATTAACGATTGCTGTGTAGAATTCTCTGTGTGTCATAGTACATTTTTCCTTTCTTTTTTTAGATTTGAGTTACTCTTTACTGTGATTATATTGTATCAGATTTTTTCTAATCTGTCAATACCTTTTTTAAATTTTTTTTAATTTGTTTTGTGGAGTTAAGAGAGTACCAACAAAACTCTTATTCTCTCATTCGTTTTGCCCTTTGGATTAACTCCCCTTGACAATTATTATTATACTCTTTTTAATGGGAAAGTCAACACCTTTTTTGTATTTGTCTGCATACAATCGCGTTAATTTTTTAACAAAGTGCACCCGGGCACGGACCGGACCAACCGAACATATGTTCGATTTATAACTAAAAAAAATAAGCCTTTCGGCTTATCTTCTAATTTCGAATTCTTCTTGTCTATCGTAAGTTTCAAGATATTCAATTGCTTCTTCAAGTGTTGCGAATGAGAATTCAAAACCTGATTCGATGTGGATAAGTCTGTACATTGTTTTCTCCTTTCGTTTCTTTCCTTACCTTGTGACTATATTATAGCATGGATGAAGAGGAGTGTCAATAGATTTTGAAAAATTTCTTGTACGTAAATCCGTACAAGGCGGCCGGCCCGGGCGATTCGGCCTACGACCGGGCCCGCGCGAGAATACGTCTAGAAGGCCGTATTTTGCCCTTAGACGAAAGAAAAGGGTCTATGCGACCCTTGCCTCTAACCATTCGATTGATTTCTTATTATCTCTAATTCTAATCTTCACACCACCATTCTTTACATTCTTTCCCATTCTTGAAGAACTTTCGTGAGCGAGATATCCGAACTTATGAATGAATCTTGAAAATTCTTTCATATCCATAAAGTATACATCGAAGTCATGTGTTACAAAAGCAATTACGTCAGAGTGGCAATTCTTTCTGTATCTATCCCAAATTCCTCTGAAGGTTGTGCATCTTCCACAAAGGCTTGCGCTCATTAGTGTTGCTTCGGGACTTTTAACTGAGATATTCATGTTCTCGAGTTCGATGTCGCTTGCTATGTCGAAAGACTGACTATCGTGTTTTGTGCGCTCAACTCCGAAATAGTTGCAGAGTGAATGTTCTTTGTTGATTCCTCTATTCTTGCAGTGGTTTACTTCGAATTCCTTAATGTTAATCTTTGTCATTTTGCTTACCGCCTTTCTTTATCTCTCTTTGTTGTCTTTAGTATAGCACTGTCCGGCCACCTTGTCAATACCTTTTTTAAACTTTTTTATTTTTATTTTGGTGAAGACCTTAAAGGTCTTCACCCATCATTTCCTCCCAAACTCCGCATCCGTAGAAGAGTTCGTGTTCTCCGCAAACTGCGGCGAATGGGCAACCCTCGCAAGATTCGCATTCAAGGTCGAAAACCATTTCTTCCATTTCTTTTACTGACATTCCTTCATACATCATTTTTTTACCTCCGTTTTTCCTTTCTTTATCTTACAATAATATAATACACTATTTGCCTGGACTTGTCAATACCTTTTTTGAAATTATTTTAATTTTTTTTCAATTGGTTAATCTTCTCTAACTTAAAAAATGGCGCCACTTCATTATACCATTTTTTGGTGAGTGTTGTCAAGTATTATTTATGTTTTTCTTTGTATTTTCGCGCGGACCGAACCGGTCGCGCGAACCTATGTTCGTTTGGGTTCGCGCGAGTGTAAAATAAAAAGGGTCTGTTAACCCCTTTTTAAATTTATCTTATCTTTTTGTTGTCAACTACGGCAACAATATCATCAGTATAATTGCTATATGGATTATATATGTAATACGATACAACTTCTTTGCCTTTCTTAACCTTTATATTATACCATGTTTTATAATATCTCTGACCCTTTATATAACCCCAATATTTGCCGTTACACGAATCTTTTTTACCACTTGAGATACTTTTTTCAATCTGTACATATACAACCTTTTTATTTGCTCTATGCGTCATTTTCTTTTCATTCCACTTTGTGAAATACTGTATTTTATACCCTTTATAATATTTTTCACAATAAGCCTTTACAATTGCCTTGTTTGATGAACTCTTTGCTATACAAGGCACGCACCCAATAACAAACACTATAAGCATAACCAACGCAATAATCCTCTTCATTTTTAAATACCTCCTTTATTTATCTATATTATAATCAATGAAGAGGAAAAAGTCAATACCCAAAGTTTGTTAATAATTTATTAACAAAGTCCGGTCCGCGCGAACGTATGTTCGTTTTCTTCGCAAAATAAAAAGGGCTATTCGCCCTTTTCAGAAATCGCTTTCTTTTTCTCTCTCAACTCTTTATCCTTTGCGATTTTCTTTTCTTTTTCTTTTGCTTTCTGTTTCGCCTTTTCTTCTTTCTCAGCGAGTTTCATTTCATAATCTGTTGCGAGTTCGTAACCGTCGTAAGGTTCTGTACCTTTGTTTGCTCCCGTTGGAACTTTTACAGTTATGACGATAAAATCTTCATTTCCCTCACAACCTACAACGGGAATTGCTATTTCATTTGATTTAACTCTCAATACTTCTTCGTCTTTATCAAGGAATGATTCAATAATTGCTTTCAGATATTCTTCTCTCAAAATCTCTCTTTCAACTTTTCTTGATACTGCCATATATTTTCTCCTTTCTTATTTTCTATAATTATTATATCATATTTTGATTCAAAAGTCAAGTTTTTATTTTAAAACAACATAAGCATAAACGGCACATAGAACATAAACGGCAATGAGAGAATGAAGAGGAAACCAAAGAACTCACGTTCATAAACCTCTGTCAGTATAATGCAAGTGATAGCGAATATAACCCAAAGTACAAATATAATCCAAAGCATTGTTTTTATCTCCTTTCTTTCTATGGTTATATTATAATGCCAATGAAGAGGAAAGTCAAGAACCTAAACGAACATTAAGAACGAACATATGTTCGTTGTTGCGCGCCCGGGCAACCGCGCGCGAACGTATGTTCGGCTTATAAATAAAAAAATAAGTCTTTCGACTTATTTCTCTTTTCTTTCTTTCAGTTCTGCTTCGAAATCTTCTTTGGTGAAGTAGATTGTATCTTCACCATTATCGTATCTGATTTTGTCTTCTTCAAACATAATCTGTGCAAGTCTTTCTGCCTTATCCATTTTTCTTTCTCCTTTCTCTTCTCTATGGTTATATTATACTTTATCTATAACCATTTGTCAAGTCTATTTTTATTTATCTTTTCTCTTTTCTTTCTCTTATCTGTATAAACACCTGTTCTAAATGGTATATCCTGTATTGGTTTAGTCTGTCTTATTACATCAATACCCTTTATTGTTCCTACTGATATATTCTTTTTCTTTGCCATCTCTACGCCCTCCCAAGATGTTCAAGTCTGCGTGGTACTGCCACAATGTACCATCTCATCACGTCGGCTTTTGTCTTACGCATCCAATGGTTGCGGTTTGCCTCTTTAATGCATCCGAGTATTATCATTCTGTTAACCATTTCCATCTTTGTCATTTTTCTTTCCTCCCTTTCTTTATCTATCTATATTATAGTAAATAAAAAGGTGTTTGTCAACACCTTTTTTAAAAAAGATTAGATTTTTTTATTTTGAAGTATTCACCCTTTTTAGTGATATAGATTTTATTAAGGTCTTTTGTATTGATTATCTTTGACCACTGACCCATTAGATGCTTTGGAAAGTCTGCTTTTGCATAGAGTTTATTATTAACTCTAACGTAGATTACTCCATCGAAGAGGACATTCGACTTAGCATCCATAAAGGTTCTAAACTGTTCAACCATCTGCCATCCATTATATTCTTTGTTATATTTAACTACTGTGTAAATCTCCATCGTTTTGTCTCCTTTCTTTTATCTGTCTATATTATAGCAATAAAAATCCGGTCTGTCAACCCTTTTTTAAAATTTATTTTGTTTTTCTTTGCACTAAGTTTGTTAATAATTTATTAACAATCTCCCTATATTCTGTCGAACATATGTTCTTTTTTATCCCCCCAAAAAAGAATGAGAGTTTTTATCCTCTCATTCTTACCATCTGACCTTCGTTTATGAAAGTTGCTTTCTCAAATTTTATCTGATATTTTATTCCATCTACTGTGATGTCTCCGTCAACTGTGTATGGTACATTGTCCTTTGTCCAAGTCTGTCCGAAGTACTCTGTTACCAACTTCTCGACTATCTCACCTTTGTTGTATTTGCTCTCTGCTACGAGTGTATTGAACATCTCTGTTGAGCAGAGTGCGAAGGACTTACCACTCATGAGTGCGACCTTCTCGCTGTTGTTAGGCTTGAACCTGATTGAGTAACCCTGTCCCTTGCTTGCCTTATCGAGTTTAACGCCTGTATTGAAGAGTTCAACGTTTGTCGTTACCACTGCGATGATGTTGCCCTTGTAGTTGAAAGCTACGATGTAGTTATGTGTTGCGCTTGTCTCATTGTAGAAGTTGATGAGTGTATTTCTGATGATTGTCTTTTCCATTGCTTTGTCTCCTCTCTTTACTGTGTCTATAGTATACACCTAAAGACCGGACACGTCAACCCCTAAATTGAAATTTATTTTGTTTTTATATCAGTACAATTGTGTTAAATTTTTAACAATCTACGTCCTTACTACCAAGGAGATATGCGCGATTGGTGTGTTAAAAAATTAACAATCGACCTCCTTAATGAAGAGGAGTGCGCGACCGCGCGAAAATGAAGAGGCGACCGTACACAATCGATTGTTAAATTTTTAACAAAGGACGGACTGTCTCCTGCGGAGATTGCGCGCAGTCGATTGTTAAATTTTTAACGAGAGTTCGGCTATAACCCGAGGATATATCTGCGAGTGCCTTGTTAAATTTTTAACAAGGCATCGACTATAATGGGGTGGTTTTGCAAAACAGTACCTATGTTTTTTCTCCCCTATGTTAAACAAATGTTCGTCGATTTTCCAAAAGTAGTACCTACAACCACCTGTTAAAAATTTCACAAAGAAATTTGGAGAGATATAGGACATCGAACAGATACCCGGGGTCTGTTCTCGGAAAAGAACAAATGTTCGAGGCCTAAAATCAAAACGCCTGGAACAAAATATCCATGAAATCAAAATTCAAAAATTAAAAAAGACTTATTAGTCTATGTAATAAGCCTTTCTCTTCCCTTTATTTTTAACCTTCACGTCGCAACTACATATACGTCCCTCCCGTATAAGGTTTGTACAAATTGCCGTTAACCTCTGACGCGACAACGTCGAACCAATCAACTCGCCCAACTCATCGACCTGAACGGGTTCGCTCATCTCACACAGTGCCGCGCAAATACGTTCCTCGTATTCCTTATTCTCTAAATAGTTCCCCGTTATTTTCGCTTCCTCACTCGCCCGCGCAGCCCGTTCGTCAAGCTTAGACAGTTCTTCTTTACAAGACTCTATAAGTTCCTCAGTAATCTCACCTCTAATAACTGCTTCCAACCTTTCTCTTCTAGTCATTTAATTCCTCCTTTTCCGCTTCTTTTATTGCTTTACAATGTGATTCTTTCCAACATAGTGAACAATCTATTTCAGCACTTAATCCAAATGAACAATAGTCATTATCACTGTTATAATATTCATTTAGTTTCATTAGACTCCTCCAACTCAACAAACTTATTTAAATACCATATGGCTTTCTTTATATCCTCGGTCCCGTTCTTAAACCTATGTCTGTATATATACTTAAACGCATTGCATATACAAAAATCCTTAACCGCCTCCACACCCTGTGTCGCGACCATTACATCAATTGATTCGTAGTTGCCTACGTTGTAGTGCGCCGGGTGGTTCACATTGTCACACTTTACCGCTTCCATTATTTGCTCTGACTCCTCCTCACTTACTAACGGCCACCAGTTGCTATATCCTTCACAACTTTCACAAGTTGCACTTAGTTCCGGATAGCGACAGGTAGTACAAGAAATTATGTTTTTTCTCATTTGTAATCCTCAATTCATCTAAGTAAATCAAAAAGTATAAGCACCGGCGCGATTAAACATAGGACATAACCAAAAACCACTACATAGAAGAATAGAGGGTTTAAAAAGACTAATACTATGCCGACACTTAAACTTATTAATCCAATTAATAGTAATATTATACCTATTATATCTAAGTTATCCATTGATTCTCCTTTTATAGGTTCAACTTACCTTACTCTTATATTATAACCGATTTCGTAAAAGTTGTCAAATTTTCACGAAAATTGTAGACGACCGCTCACAAAATTTGACTTCCTCCCATGTGCGTGGTATACTTAGAGTGTAGGAGGACACGAAATGCAGAATAGATTGAAGTTAAACTGGGGGCTTGAAACTGCAGAAGAGCGAGCCCAATTTATTGAAACATATATAGTACAGTTTCCCGATTTGACTAGTTCTGAAGCCTCCACTATTGCGGATTACTTGTTATGGGGTAAGGATGGCAGTGGCACGCCTCTGGGTAAGGACACAGGTTTAGAGACACGTTGGACCAAGACAAACGAGGCGGAATCGCTTGATGCGGTTTTGGAAAATCCTGCGATGAGTAATGCGCAGCTATATACTTTGACCGATGCGGTTGTTTTAAAGAAGAACAGAGACGTTTTTAACAGAGAAGAGGCACGTAAAGAAGCTCCGGAGTTTCTGCGGCCGACCTTTGAGGAATTATGGAAGACTATTGATGAGATTGAGCTAGAGATTAATTTTTATGAAGAGAGGATTGGAAAAAGAGAGAAACCGCCAAGAGATGAGTTGATTAAGCGTTTTACAGACGAAGAGGTTGAACTTATACGCGCGCGAAGCCAAAAACTTAATCAATATGGGTATTTGAAGTTGAGACATAGGATACGTGAGTTACGTACGGAACAATTTACGATTAGAGACTCATATCGCTCAACTTTCAACATAACCCAATCTATTTATGCGCCGAAGCATAAGAGTTTTGTTTTTGACTGCGATGTGGAGGTTTTGCCGCTGGGCGTTAAAGAAGGAACTGTTGGAGATATAGTCTTTGATAAATTCTTTGACCCGCGCGCACTCAACGAAGAACAACTACGTTTAATTAGTGGATTGGTTTGGAAGAAAAAAACTTGTCAGAAGCCGGACAACGAAATTTTTGATTTTAGAAGTTTAGAAGCTGTATATCAGTTATATCTATTTAGGGAAGAATTTGATGAGAGACTTGAACAGGTAAAGATAGACCATATTGTAGAGAACAATTTGGAACACCTATTAGAAACCTTACAGTTCTACGAAGAAATTGCCGACTTAACTGACGTACAGCGTGAAATTTTAAAACTAAAAGAGAAAAAAGAAAAGAACGCCGATATAGCGGGGTATATTAATAAGAAATATGGTAAGAGCTATACAGCGAATTATATAAGTACTATATTTAAGCAAAAAATTATTGTGAAGATTAACGAAGCGGCGCAACTCCATCAAGATACGATTGAAAATTGTTTCTTTCCAGAGAACTTTAAACAATGCGCTTGCTGCGGCAGGATTTTACTGTTAGATGGAAGAAACTGGGTTAAAAAAACTCGTAGCAAAGATGGCTTTCAAAGTAGATGTAAGAGATGCGAACGCGAAATTAGAAAAAAGAAAAAGGAGGACAAGTAGATTGGCTTTTAAAAAGAACAGCCCAGAGAATTTACTTTTGGAGATTGTTAAGTTAAATCCAATTGAGTTCCTTGGGATTTGTAAAATAGTTGGCGTAGAGATTTACGATGAGGAAGACGTCGAAGGCGCGCGGGCGTCCGACGACCGAAAAGACGGTAAGCCAAGAGAATTTGAAGCAATTTGGAACGACCTATGCGACCAGATTGAACAGATGAACAGGGTAAGAAGACGTAACCTCGGAAAGCTAATCTATGCGGCCACCAAAAAAGAAAAGGAGAAATAGAAATGGCTTTAAATCCACATTTTGATATAGATTTTACTTCAAAGAAATGTGTGTGCTGCGGCCAGATGAAGGATTCTTTTTCTTATTTGAGAACTAAATCGTTTATGTATCCGAGTGGATACGTGGATGTATGTGTGGATTGTTTAGGGGATAGACTTGAAAAGACAGATTACGATTGGAATGTGATGGATAAGATTTGTCAATATCTAGACATTCCTTTTGAATTGGATAAGTTTGAAGAGTTGCGGCCGACGCATTCGGCGCCCGAGCTATTGAAGTCTTATAATTTGATTTACTTTACAGATAAGTATGATGGAATTGATTGGGGTTCTTATCAAGAGGCTTATCGCGAATTAGATGCGGCCGGCGCCCTCGACGAAGTCGTACCGGGGCTCTCCGACGAAAAGCGCAGAAAACTTCAAGAGAAATGGGGTTATAATTATGATGAGGAAGCTTTGAACTATTTAGAAAACCTATATGA